TTATTGTTTCAGCCTCTAAAGCTAAATCCTGAATGTCGGCATCTGGCAAGGTTATGGTGTCTGTTGAGTTCAACCCCAACCGCATTCTAACTCTATCCTCATAGCCAACAGGTAAAATATCATAGGCCAAACGCACCACCCCTTTAAAAATGGGGAGGGGAGTAAGTAATTATACCTACTCCCCGTTTTTAGAATTAAGCATTAGTAGTAAGGGTTTTTACGCAATCTGGGAACAGAACCGCAAATCCAGTTACCTGAGACAACACAATGGTTTCAAACTGGGTTTTAATCATGCGGTCAGTTTCAACAATGTCTGCACCGATTTCAGTTACCTGCTCAAGGGCAAATTTTGGGTCAATTACTAACACCTTGTTTTCTATGGTCGAAGAGGGAAGATAGACACAACGCATAGGCTTGGAGAAGAGGCTCGGTGCCAAGGTTACTCCGCCGCCAACCTGGTTAACGCCGTTAATCTGTGCCAGGAGTGCCAAGGGATCAACATTCGGAGGTTGAATCCCAAGCACTTTGATTAGTTGGGTCTCATCTACAATAGCCGTTCTACCCTGGTAAGGATAGAATTTTAGTCTAAACTTTAGCCAGCTCCCCCAGTCAATACCATCGTTAACTTTACCGCCGAGAGCAGTAAGGTTATAGTTAGTTGCGGCAGTATTAGAATTCCCGTCACCATTGACCAAAACGTTAACCGCATCTTCAGCCAGATCAACTCCGGTCTGCTGGAGAATACCTTCAATCAGCAAGGTGAGCATGTCAATCCGCATCCTTCTGATAAACTCATAAGATGCGTCAATCGCACGTCCTTTCTTTTGCAGGGTAATTGCGTGAGTATGCCCGGTAATGGTCGTTGTCGGAATTTCCGCGCCTTCGGCAACGCGTTTTTTCTGTTTTGCCGAGGTGGACAAATCAACATAAAACGTCTTGTAAGCGTTCCCCTGAATCGGGGTCTTAATGGCCACCAACTCATTCAGAATATCAGGAGCGGTCATGGCCTGACGAGCAACTCGGTTAATAAATTCAGGGAACAGCACATCGCTGGAAGAAGTCCCAAGGAAGAACTTATCCACGGTGTCTGCATATAGGCCTTTGGATTCATCGGTTTTTGTGCGAATGCCAGCCGCAAACATCTGCCGCTCAAAGGCGTCCAACTGCCCAAGCCAAGCATCAGCACCTACATACTGGCTGGACGGGTCTTGTGTTTCCAGAAATTGCGAAAACGTCAAGCCCTTGCTGTAGGCTTCCTTGTACAGATTAAGTCCTGCACCTAACTGTTCTTTAAGCCCGAGATACCCATTAGGTTTAATTTCCGGCATTAAAACGTCACTTCCTTTCGATTTTGCTCAAGAAATACAAAACCCCGCTAGGTTGCGGGGGTTCTTGTTAAATGGTTTTAACAGGTAATTAAAACGCTCTAGCCAAGATATACGATTGCCTTGTGGTTGGTCGCATCAACAGCGACAGCGATTACTCCTTTATTGGTGGTTGATTTCGCTCCCTTTCCGGCTCCATCAAGTTCAACCCAACCTCCGATCTGCACCTCATTAGCTGAGGTAGCATCATGTTCAATGTCAATTTCGACGAATCCCTTGATTTGTACGCCAACGCGATCAGTCTCAAAGACTTTCAGCACCCCATAGGGCGTCCCAGCGTCTGCGCCTAACCCCCATTCTCCATTGCCAGAGATGGTGCCAATTTTGCCAATGTCGCTTGCCGTAATCCCAGAAGCAGGAGCAAGCGTGATCTCTTGATACCCAATACCCATTAAAGATTCTTTCGCTTCCGCATAGGTCATAGCCATTGTTTATACACACTTCCTTTCATCCACGCCTACAGCACGTGGTAGTAAATTTCGTAGGCCCCAACCAAACCAGCAGAGGCACCAGATGCGACAGAAGCAGTTACCCATTTGCCTGCCGCCAATCGTTGCATAAGTTTGCCATTTGTACCCGCGCTTTCGATATTGGTAAATGTGCCGATAGCAGCATTGATGTCTTTACCATCAATCAAGTTATCGCTTGGGGTAGTTGCACTAACCGAGGTTGTGCCAACATCAACAGTACATGCGGCAGAGGTTTTGGTTGTAACAACTAGAGCAACATGTTCAATCAAGATGTCGCCACTTTCAGGGTTTGCCCATGAGAATATCCCACCACCAGTATCAACCGCCGCCAAATTGCCAGTAGCCTTTTTTAATGCCCCGCGATTAATTTCTGTGGCAACAGCAGTAAGCCCGCTAAGTTTGTTTAATTCGGCAGTGCTGGCGGTAAGTCCACTAAGTTTGTTTATTTCGGCGGCAGTTGCGGTTATTTCGGTATTCCCAATAAAATACTTGTTGGCTTTAATGCCCAATTTGTATCACCCCCTAAACCTTGTAAAGCCTTGGGTCAGCCTTTGGAGCAATGGCTTCGCTGGGAAGATTCAACTCTTGCCCTTCGGTATGTTGAATCACTCCAAGTTTGGCTAGTGCCTTAGCTTCCCATTTGTCACCCATTGCTTTGATCTCATCAATTTCAAGAGAAGCAAACATCTTTTTAAAGGTATCTTCCGCGAAGTCGTTTCCTTCAGCACGAACACCAGATGCAAGCGCAGAAGCGATTACGTCCTCCCGGTATTTCTCGCCTAGTTTGGCAAGTGCGGTCAACTCGTCAATTTTGGCTTTCAAACTTTCAATTTCTGATTCTTTTTCACCAAGTATGGTTTGCATTTCTTCTATTTTGGCAGTCAGAGAATCAACCTGTGCTTGGAAAGCCATTTTTTCTTCATCTGTCACCGTTTGATCACTTCCTTTCGTGGATTTCGCCTTCAATTCGGCGTTTAAGGTTCCGTCAAGTGCGTCCCGCAAGAAATGCTCATGGCCTGCGTCTAAAAGTTCTTTTACGGCTTCCTTGTGTTTCGCAATCAACTTCGCCATTGTCCAACCTTCAGGCAGGTTTTCCTTGTTTGAATACAATTGGTGATACAGTTGATGCAACTCGCTTGCATCGCGTATGTCTTCTCTTTCAATATGGAACACTGCCGCGCTGGACGATAGACAACAAAAAACTGGTGAATTTTTGTCCACCAGTTTCAGGTCTGCTATATTGCTAAAACTTTGCTTCTTAGATGTGTTAAATCTTTCTAGTGGCTTACCCGTTAGCACCCCCGCATCGGGATAAGCCCCAGCGCAAACAATCGAATTTTCAATCATCATGCTGCTGTCAACCATTGGCGGAGGGGCAGGTTTAGCTGTAACATAGCACTGTCTCTGTTTACCATCTACCTCATAAATTTGGCCGGGCCAGTGCGAGCATTTTTCAAAATCCCGAATGTCATTTCCGCAAATCGAGCATTCACTGAATCCCCAAGTTACTGAAACCGAAGAATCATGGAGAACACCAGTAACAATCTGTTGGTGAATATCATCCGTGGTAAAATCACCGATGTAAGTTTTTGCCCCTTTGGGCATATACATAGTGCCTATTAGTTGCCGTTCGCCTTTGCTGTCTGTGATTATCTGCCCGTCAAAGAACCGGCCAAATGGTATCGTTACATTGCCAACCGGCAAACTCCCAAAGCTATGGTCAGCAATTTGAACAACATCTCCGTTTTTGATGTTGTTTAGGTAAATCTGCAACAGTGAATCGTCAAACCGCAAAGCCCTTGATGGGATGGGAGTCGTCCCTAACAACGTAAACGAATGAATGTAAACATCATCTCGTGTCAGTGGCGTTTTTGTAAATCGATTAATCAAAGCCGTTTGCTCATCCGTTATCTGTTCGGAAGAAATATAAGCCATTGATAACGATTCATCATCTTTGTTGGATTTCCTAAACCTGTCCATCTGCTTTTGAGCAACCGCCCTAACCTTTGGTTTGTCCTCTTCAGGGATATTTGAACCATCAATACGCGCCAATGTATTCTGCACGGCATTATGCACTACATGGGGCCTCCCGTTCTCAATCCTCACATACGGGAACTTGAATTGCCCAAAATCCTTGAGTTCTCCTTCTTCATGCCAAAAGTAGGCTTTCCGATATTTTTGCCAGTCTATTTTCTCTTTGTCACCCGATCCATCAGTTGAAGCCCACTTACGAATGCCCTGTTCAGCTTCATCGGCGTCCCATTCCCACCTTTCAGATAAAGGAAAATCATGATACGGTTCGGCAGGCATCTTTTTCACCTCCAGGTTGGTTTATTAATTTGGTACAGTCGCTTATCACCATTTTCACCGGGTCACCGCCATAAGTGTTTAATAAAATAGCTTTTTTGATTTGCTCAACCGTCAAATCACGTTTCGCTTGTTTGACTAATTCTTCTATGTCATAACTCACAAAAAATCACCTCTTCTTGCTTTTTGGAACTACGGCAGGTTGTGGCATTGCATTTTTCTTCTTCTTTTTACCCTTGCCCTTCTTTTTGGAACCCAACCTAAACACTCCTTTTCTTATTATGTCGCTGGCGGAGAACCATGCCTTGGAATGTCTATCCCGCCTTTTTGTTCCTCGCGCCTTTTACGTTCTTCTATCAACTGTTGCCAATCGGAAGGCAAACCGATAAGCCCAAGGTTAGCACGATGCAGTTGTGTTTCTTCAAGGTCAGATATTGCTCCGCGCAACCTAGCCGCAATAATCACGTCCTGCAAAGTCTGTTTTTCAGCCACAATTTGTAGGTCAGAACGCAAATCAACAGGCATAAAGGAAACGTCAACAAATCCACGAATACCCTCAAGGTTCAGAGCCATCGTAAAAACCCGTTCCAGAATGCGCTCAACGTTCTTTTGTAACGATTCAATGCCACGCGAATATATCTTCAGTTCGGCGGCATACCTTTCTCCGCCAACCGATGTATCGGGCCTGCCAAGAATCGTACCTAGTGTTTTTAGAGAAGCAGCTAGGCTCCGTTCAATAACTTGTATAACGCTTTCCGTCCTTATCATCTGCCCGGTTCCACCTTTGCCCACCAAATCCATCTCTAAGGCATCGGTGGTAACCAGAATATCATCGGGATTGAGATTTTGCAGTTGCGATTCTATGTCGCTTTTAATCCGCATCACCCAGTCGGTAAATTTAGCCGGATCCATGCGAACAAAATCGGGCGCGTTGTTGCGTATGACCTCTTCAAGCAATTTCGCATGAATGCGCGGATAACCAACCTGATGCAAAGCAGCCTTCAAATCCGATAAAACCTGTAATTGAAAAGCCACAATTGCAGGCACAGAAGCCAAGGGGTTGCGCCCATAGGGGTCATCAATTGCTTCATCTACTGCCTCGATAAAAATCGTCGGATAATCAAGAGAAACATATCCATTTTGTCCTTGTAAACCCTGCCATTGGTAGGGTATGATGCGTTTAGTCTTGGGGTCTGTCTTGTAGTAAATAGTTCCTGTATCAAAAGCAACTATGCTGTGCATCCGCGCATTGGCATCTAGAACTAATTCGCATCCCATCGCGCCACGCAACATCGCATTAAGCAATAACTGTAGAGAAAGTTTATCTATCCCCTGTGAGCGTTGAAAACTAGTACTGTCTGTGGGATGATTTAGTTTCCAAACCATTTCATCAAGGACTCTTTGTGCACGCTTACTTTCTGTTCCGTCTGGATTTTTAGCTTTGAACTGTATATCCGTATTTGCCACCCTGAGAAACTGCCAAAGACTAAGACTAACTTCAGGATGAACCACAGACAGCATATCCAATAAGTCATTTAAGGAGTAATACTTAAACGTTGTTGCATCTATGCTTCTAACGTGTTCCCACTTTCTTGGCAAAAAAGCAAATGGGCTATATGCCCATTGTTGCAATTGATTAGTTTTGGCTACACCTGCTGTCACGGGTGGTGTTGCAATATCTGGAGAACGAGCATTTCTTATGCTGCTAAAGATTTTTAGTAATTTCAATTTTAGTCACCACCCCTTTTACCAGTTCGTTTTCACGCCACTTATCATGGGCATCAAAGTGTGTTTGGATTGGCTTTGTCTTTGGGTAAATAATTGCACTGCCATATGCAACGCATCTGCCTGGTCGTCATGTTTCCACATGCCCAGAAAAATTAATTCCTGAATCAATGACTGTTGGTTTTTGCCAAACTTGACATATCCATTACGAATCATTGGTTCAAGCGATTTTATCCTCGTCTCTTTATCGCCAGTCGGCTTAGGTTCTGTTACAACGTTGATATAAACTCCAGCTTTTGCAGATTCTTTGCGTAAGTCATCCGCAAGCAGGTCTTGAAACTGAACAGCCTCAACGTAGACCTCTTGATAATTGAATCGTTTCTGTTTTTCGATTAAATCTTGAATAATCTGTGAGGGCCTGCGAATTTTGGCATCGCTCTCAACTACATATAAATAGCCATTTTTGTCTTGTGCAATGGTAACTATAGCTGAAGGGTCAGCTTTATCAGATTTCCCAAGTGATGGGTCTAAAGCCGCTTTAACCACACACTCCTTTAAATCGGGCAGATCTTTATCATCGTAATAATGAAAGTTCTTGTCTAAAATCCAAGCGTTTGTTTCGTCCAAAGGCTCATTCTGTATCTCACAGTTAAACGCCAATATTCCTGTATCGACAATTTGAAGTTGATAGTCATAATAACTTATACGCTCAGGCCATATCACCTGAGTCCCAGCCAGCATCTCTTGTTTGTGCTTTTTAAAAAAATCTTTTGCCTTCTCTTCTCGCCTTTCATCTTCTAAGTTTGTTATTATTTCTTGCCATTTTTCCCAAAGTTTTGAATTAGACCACTTAATGATACCTTTGTACTTCTTAGTTTTAAAACGTCCTTTTTTGAAGATATTGTTCAAAAGCGAGTCATAATGAAGGATTGTACCGATAATTGTTATGTCCGTTTTTTCGTCACCAAGATACGAAACAGCACGGTCAAACCAATCCTTCTTTTTGCGTCTTTGCTCAGGACTTTTTACTTCTTCATCATCCTCTATGTCATCCAGAATAACCAGATCTGGGCGGTAGTTTTTGTACCTTATCCCGCGAACAGCTCCACCACTGCCACGAGCCATAATAACACAACCGTTTTTTAAGTGAACTTCATCCACCTTCCAAATAGTGCCTTTAACGTCTTTGAAATCTTCAAGCAAATATTCATTGGACTCTAGTTCGTTCTTTAAAGACTCAAATATCTTTATAGCCATCGCCGAACTCGCACTAAATACAACAATAAACTTCTTTTTTTTGTAAAGAGCACACCAAATCGGGAATATCAAAGACCATAAAGTTGACTTAGCGTGTCCCCGCGGTGCAGCAATGGCTATCTTTTTACCACCTCTACTTTTTGCCAAATCCTGCATCATGCGATACATCTCGCGGTGAAACTTCGGAACTGCATATTCGAGATAGTCAGGGAAATAAGCCCTTGCGAAAAACTCAATATCCTCCGCAGCTAAAAGTTTCCGTAGTCCCTTAGACCCAGTTAAAGGCAATTCTGATTCTGGTGTATCAAGTATTATGTCTACTTCTTCAGAAGAATAATGTTTCGGCAAGTATTCTTCCACCAAAGAAGCAAGATATTGTTCGTATTTCTTGCTAACCAATTTATCACCACCAGAATTTACAAAAAGCCCCACCTCGGCTGTCGGTCTCAAAACGTTCCTGACAGTGCTCGTTCACCTAGCGTCATAGGCAGGGCTTGAGTCAGGCTAAATTATCTGGGGCCGCCTAGAGGATTCGAACCCCTGACCCGATGCTTACAAGGCACCTGCTCTACCAATTGAGCTAAGGCGGCATTTGTTTGCCGTTGTTAAGGGACAACGGCAAAACCCTCCATGCATGGAACTAAACTAAGCACCGCCATTGTCTCGCAACGGCGGGGGGATATAAGCCCGTGATAAGGCCCACAGGCGAAGCCACTACTACTGTAAAGTAACTATTAACATTGCAACCTCAAGGCAGGCCCTTTCCTCCCAGGCTAATCCAACCGCAAAAGCAATTGGCTTCATGTAGGAAACTCACCACGGCTAAGGCGTATCTTGTAATCCTACTTTCACCCTGCCCCGACCGTTGAGTTTCTCCATGTGGACGGCGTCATAATATGGGCAGGCGGTGGCCGGTGCTGCCAAAGTTTCATCCGGTACCGGATGCTGCATTTGAATGTAATATGTTTCCCCTGCCGGACGGGCATAAGTTGGGTTAGTATCCGGCTTGAGAATGGCTTGAAGTTGCTCGTTTTGATTGAAAATGTAGAGCATCTTATCACCTCTTCGTGCTATCGCCACCCGTTAGCTTAGTAAACAATATCCTTCATCAACTCATTGATCATATTTCTTTCTCCGCTGTTTCATTAATCAATCTGGTAATAAGTTCGTTTTGCTTAACAATTAATTTCTCTTGTTGATTTATAATATCCAATAAATCCAAATAGTTTTTAACACCAACTTCACTCCGGCATTCCTTCATCTTGTGGTACATCTCTAACCTCAACCCCTATAAAAATATAATCTCCCATATCAACAGGCGCAACCTGGAAAACTGCTTGTGTTGTTTGGTCAAACTCGGGAATTTCTGCATAAACTATCGGTTTGTTTTGCATGTTCACTCACCACCTTTTTGGCTTTTCTAATACTTATAATTG